GTCGTCTGTCGTTTTTACGGCAATACCGACATTTTAATTAATTTTAATAGCAGTAGCTAAATTTGTATTAATTTACAATGGCGATGAACAATTCCGCCACTACCTCCCAAGGACAACAAATGGTCATGGGGTCTCAGAACTCTGATTCCGGCTTGAGAAATCGCCGATGGATGAGGGATGGTCAAAGACAACTTGATCGTGCGTTGGACAAGGACTGGGAGAAGAACCGGGATTGGAGCTCCCAGGTAGACGTTGAGAATAAGATCGCGTCAAAGACTCCCACTCAACAGCCAGTAAGTAGAACGCGCAGAAACAGAAATCGCGCTGTTCAATGGAAGACGAACAAGAAGATCTCTGAAGATGCATCCCGGATTGATCCTTCTAAATACAAGTCTGTGGCCACATCAGAACTGAAAGATGAACCACTTTATAACATAGTAAATGGTTCAAGGCCTAACAAAAGATTGTATTCTGTAAATTTTGATTTTTCGTCCTTTCCCCTGTTGTGTGATATGACATACCGCGAGTTAAGATTATCCAATCCACGGATTAAAAGAGAAATGCCATTCTGCAGCTTTCTCCATTCAATGACCAGCTGTTTGAATGCGTGGATAATCCAGACCGTGAAGAAAATAAACAGCGAAGATAGGTTTAGTGAAGAAAGAGATCCCGCTGAACTAATACCGCTTGAGATGTTAATACCTCAACCCATTGCAGAATACCTATCCCTGGTTAATACAATCGTCACTTCGTCAGGTGATACAGTGAGAGTTAACTTTCCTGATGCTGGATTACCGCAATTATCATTACCGGAAGATGGCGATAAACCAGAAGTTCCTCCAGGTAGTTTTGGAGATGTAACGTCCCAGAATCATAATGCCTACGAGTGCTACGTGTCTCCTCTCATCACGCGAAGATTTCTTGAAGCTTCAAGAGATAATAATCCAAATTATCATCCATTACCGCCAGAGAGAGTAACAGCTGGAACGACACCCACTCGAAATCTCTTGGGTTACTATCCTGTTGAGAAAGTACCTCCAGAAGGCGTGGCCATTTTATCTGGTTACGAGTTCCCAGAGACAGATGATATGACTGGTAGACTCCAATTGGTCCCGAGCTTAATGCTTGAAGTATCCAATTCGCTATTCCGATGCCAGCGTGATGTTAAAATGACTAAGTTCCATGATATAGTACGAAAACCAGTGCAGACGGGACTAGTCTTCGCCAAAGTTACGAGCGCTCCTCAGATCAACGTTTCTACGTTGTTTAATATATCAAGTAATCTGCATGGACCTATGGCGTTTGGCAATGTAACAGCTTCACAGGCGGCTCTTTTCGCCTATCGCAGAGAACGTACATCTTCTGCAAAAGGATTGTGTTATGTTGCCGCTAATAACGCTGTTCCCGCAGGTTGGGGCGCGACGATAAATAACAACTTTAATATGGCTGCTCCTTTCCACGCATACACAGGCGTCGATGGACCTCAATTTAGGTCAGACCAGCACCAAGCTTTTCCGCCAGATACGGAGCGGGCGACGTTAATTGGTGACTGGCTTAAAAACTTTAGACTATCCCAACGTTAAAAGTTGATGTATGTCTAATATGCCGCTTCTTAGAATAAAGGAAGAAAGCGAGATTACCGGACTTGTCGGTTCCGAAGCAATCTACATAGATGATAGAGTTACCTGGAGTTGGAGTAGCGACCCAACGACCGTGACTATACCGAGTTTAAATCACTCGATGCCAGTTATTACAAACTGAAGGCC